CGATATTCCTCCGGGAATGTACAAGGTTCTGAGCTTCATGCCATACAAGACAAAGGCAGGGAAGATGATGGCTTACACTATCCTTGCAGACTCTGATAAGGCTCTGCTTCCTGTGATGGCCTTTCCGACTACATTCCACAAGGCTTATGGCAAGTGTAAGCCTGGTGCAGTGATCGACCCTGTATTGAAGCAAACCCAAGAAGGCTCATTCTTCTACGACAACATTCTCTAGGAGTAAAATGGAAGAGGCAGTAAAGGCGGAGGATCTTCTCCGCCTTCTGCTCCTCTCAAAGGGTGATATCGTAATCACCGCAGAGGAGCTTGAAAGAGCGGTCAATGATCGCACACGTTATTCAGTGGGTCTGAGTCACGACCCACTTAAGAAGGAATTCACATTTCACCTGATTGGAAACGATGAACGACCTGTCAATGACTGATTACCAGATGGCTGCTGCTGAAACTGGCATCTATCCTGGGCATGGCGAAGCCACTACAGAGGCTATTGGTTACACCGTACTTGGCCTTGTGGGTGAAGCTGGTGAAATCGCCAATGGATTTAAGAAGTCCATCCGAGATGAGAATGGCGTAGTAACTGCTGAAAAGGCTCAGGCTTTAGCCGCTGAGCTTGGAGACGTTCTCTGGTATGTTGCTAATCTGGCCAATGAGCTGGGTTATCCACTGGAGCTGATCGCAAAGCAGAATCTACAGAAGCTAAAGTCTCGGCAGGCTCGTGGGGTTATCTCAGGTAGCGGAGACAACCGATAACTGATATACTTGCTCCATGAGCACAGAAGCATATTTCCTCCGGGGAGTCGAAGAAGAACACCTATTGGTATTCCGAGGCGATGACCCGGAGGAAATTTTGTTTATCATTAAGCGGTTGGCCGCCTGCCGCGATAAGAAAATAAAGGCAATGGCACAAAAACTTGAAGAGGAATGGAACCTAAGAGAATATGGAAATCGAAGAGGAGATCCTGGCAAAGCTAAGCCCGAAGGTGCTAGCAAGGGCGAAGATGGGCTCAGAAGTAATTCTTCAAAAGCAGCCGACCCCAAGCACCGGACTTAATGCTGCATTGCGTGGAGGCATCGGCTATGGCCGTCAAACCCTAATCTGGGGAAGCAAATCAGCCGGTAAGTCAACGTTCTGTCTAGGAACACTAGGTCTTGCGCAGGCAGCCGGTAAGAAGGTAGCGTTCATTGACTCAGAGCAGTCCTTTGATCCATCATGGGCTGAAAGACTGGGAGTCGATACAAGAAAGCTTATCTACACAGACGTTAAGACGATTGAAGATATGGTTGGAGCCGGTGTCGAGTTTATGAAGGCTGGCATTGACGTAGTAACCGTAGACTCAATCTCAGCACTTCTGTCATCTGCATACTTTGAGAAGGACAAGAAGGGTGACGAACTAAAGGATCTAAGCGGAACTAAGCAGATTGGTTCAGAGGCTCGTGAACTTGCAAATGGTGTAAAGATGCTTAACTACGCCAACAAGAACACGGCTCTACTACTAATTTCACAGGTTCGTAACAAGATTACAACTTATGGCGCAATGCATCAGGCTACTGGTGGTCACGCTGTTGACTTCTTTAGTTCTACAGTCATTAAGCTGTGGTCATCCGCTCGTGAAGCCGATCAGATTCAGGGAGAGGTCTTCAATGGAGACATGATCCTAAAGGAGCCTATCGGACGAGAAGTCACTTGGAGTATTGACAAGAATAAGCTTGGCCCTCCCAACAAGACTGGCAGTTACAACCTATTCTACGATGGTTCATTCATCGGGATCGACAATCTTGGCGAGGCAATCGATTTGGCTATCGCTCTGGGAATTGTAGAAAAGAAGGGCAACTGGTTGTACTACCAGGACATTAAGGAAAACGGTAAGGCTGGATTCACGGCTGTTCTACGTGCAAGCGAGGAGCTATCCACCAAGCTGATTGGGGAGGTGGAAAGTGTATAACCCTTTCGAAGAAACCCCGGCGCAGGAGAAGCCAGTTCAACCAGGAATCCTAATTGATGGAAGCTTCTCCTGTATGACCTGTGGTGAAGTAGTTGACGAAGCGGAGTATTTGCCAGTCGATAAGATTCTCGGCTGGCTCTGCTCCGAAGGGCATAAGTCCTTGATTGAGAACTTTAATCTAGGAGCGTAATGACTGAACTAAATGAAATTAAGAGAGACGGCGGAAAGGCTCAAAAGAATTCCGGCCGTGGAAAGATTCAAAAGGGTGACGCGAAGCTAGGTCCATTCTGCTATGACATCAAGGAGTATGCTAATTCCTTTAGTGTCTCTAAGGATGTCTGGGGGAAGGTTTGCACGGACGCCTTCCGATCTGGTAGGATGGTACCGGCACTAAAGCTGGTTCTAGGAGCTGGCGATGCGAAGACCCGAGTGTGGGTTATTGGAGACAATATGTTCCACGAGATGCTAGAAGCCTGGGAGGAAAAGTATGGCGAAACTAATGAGGCTTGAGTTCATTCGTCGTGATAACGGCGGATGGATGGTCTACGAGAAGTTTGAAGATGGAGCAGAACAGGGAGGCCCGGTGGGATATGCAGAGGCCCGTCAACTCCTTGCAAATGCTTTCGGTGAAACCAATACCGAACCATTCAGTATGGATCTAGTAAAGGAATCAGATGAAGCTGATAATCAGAGTTCCTGAACAAGTCTTCGAATATGACATTCCTGATTATGTTGCGGAGCGCTATCGTGAAATGATGGCTGAACCACATGAGGAATGGGAGGAGGAAGACTTCTGGGATACATGGTCATCTGATACATGGCCAGAGACATATTTGGAGGTAGTTGATGACGACTGAGGAAAATCCTCTCGTCCTCATTTCAAGGATTTCAGAATTCCAAGAAGTTCACGAATTCATGGACGACGAAGATCTCGACAGAGCGCTTCATTATGTGATCAAGCTAATGATGAAGCCGGACGTAAAAAACCCGGTGGCAGCACAGCAACTCATTATTCAGCTACAAGCATATGCAGCTAAGTTCGCCATGATGGCTACGATTTATTCAACAATCAAGAAGGATCGTGGTGGAACAACCAATGGAATGAAGAAGAACATTTACTACACAGCCGCAGCCGAACTGGATAAGGTTGTTCAGTCCTTGAAGTATTCATTCAAGACTCAAGTATGATACAATGATATTCGTTAAGAGAAATGGATACTATGTCTACAGGACTAATTAAAACAGTACGGCTAGGAAAGAAGCTGTCTTTCGACACTAAGAAGTTTCTTTCTGTTGTTGAGCAGGCTTATGTCAACTCACGGCCGAAGAGTAAGTATTCCAAGAAGGTTTCCTTTTCTCCATCTTCTGTAGGCTATGGTGCCGGTACTTGTCCAAGGTATTGGTACCTAGCCTTTACAGGTGGAGAATTTGAGAATACCTTCGACGGACTCAGTGTCGCCAATATGGCTAATGGCACAGCAGCTCACGATAGAATTGAAAAGCTATTTGCTGACGCTGGAGTGCTGGAAGAAGCAGAGCGTGAAATCACACATCATAATCCCCCAATCAGGGGATTTGTTGATGTTATCGTGAACTTTGAGGGAAAGCGTGTAGTCGGAGAGTTTAAGACAACTCGACAGGAGTCTTACATTCATCGTGAGACAACTGGAACGCCTATCGATTACCACAAGGTTCAGGTCCTTATTTATATGCGCGTACTCGGTCTTGATGAGGGATTCCTTCTCTACGAGAACAAGAACACGCAGGAGCTATTCCTTGTCCCTGTTATCATGGACGAAGCGAATGCCGAATATACGGACTACATCTTCAACTGGATGAACGAAGTTCGAAAGCTGTGGGAAGAGGAAACGCTTCCTAAGCGTCCATTCAGTCAGAAGAATAAGGCATGCAAGTCATGCGCGCTATTCAATCTGTGTTGGAACGAATCTCCAGAGGGCGACATTACTAAGGCACCATTGGAGGTGAAGAAGTAATTGATTTGCGCCTATGGAGAGTGCGGCAACATGTTTGAACCCAAGACTCATAATCAGAAGTTTTGTAGTTCAGCATGTTGCCGTAAGGCGACCAACGCACGAATTATGGAAAAATACTACGCAAGACGTGATCGCAAGCGAGGAAAAGTGCGAACATGTTCAGCGTGCCCGACAGTTCTTTCCCGATATAACAGTTCAGAGAAGTGCGAGAGTTGCCAGGGAAAGAATCGGCGGGATGAGAGAGCCGAACTTTTGGAGTTGATTGGTAGTGCCTCTTTCTGACCTTCACAAGACGAAGGCTCAGAAGGTAATGGGTATCGACTGCTCAACTAAGTCTATTGCATTTACAATCTTCGACGGAGAAAACTTCTACAGATGTGGAGAGGTTAACTTCACCGGTTCAACAGTTTTTGAGAGAACTTATGACGCTCACGTAAAGACTTTAGCACTATTCGAAGAATTCACTCCCGACTTTGTAGCAATCGAAGCGGCGATTATGGTTCGAAGCACATCAGTGGCTATTAAGATGGCCTATGTGTTTGGTGCAGTAATCGCAGCTCTGCTCAAGAATGGAGCGAAGGTTATTGAAGTTCCTCCTATGAGCTGGCAGTCATTTATTGGAAACAAGATTCTGACTAAAGCTGAGAAGGATGCAATCAAGGCTGAGTTCCCTGGGAAGTCTGCAAGCTGGTATCAGAATAAGGGCAGACTGATCAGGAAGCAGCGAACCATCACCTTTGCCAAGGATAAATTTGGCATCGAGCTAGAAAGCGATAACGTAGCTGACTCACTAGGAATTGGCTGGTGGGCAGTGCAGAATAAAACTAGAAGGAGCTGACATGATAGTAGCGGGAACTGGACATCGAGATCTGAGGGACCGTGACTGGATTGCTGGCCAAATGGAGAAGGCCCTCATTGATATGGGGGCCTCTCTTGTTTATGTCGGCATGGCCTCTGGAGCTGATCTCCTATTGGCTAAAATCTCTTGGGGTCTAGGTATCCCTTTCATTGCTGCAAAGCCGTGGAGGGGCCACAAGCCTCGTAGAGCAGATGAATATGACTACGGTCGAGCGCTTCACTACGCAGATGAGGTTGTCAATGTTACCAACTATGACAGCTACCCTGGAGCGTGGGTGTATGATGAGCGAAACCGATTCATGGTTGACAACGCTGATGCCTATCTGGCAGTATTGGAAGCTGGAAGAACTGGCGGAACGTACAATTGCGTTAAGTATGCATCCCGCAAGGGAAAGCCAGGAATTATCATTGACCCTCTAATGAGGGAGGTGACGAAGCTTGGCTAAGCTATATGAAAGCAAGGTGTGGTTGCAGGAAAGATATCGAACAAAGACTGCGCTTCAAATTGCAGAGATTTGCGGAGTTACTGAAAAGACAATCGCTCGGTGGCTCAAATATCACAATATTCCAATCAGGAGGAGCCGATGAGATATAACTCTCGTCAAGAAGTCGAACGTGCTGGAGAGCGCGGCGCAAAGAGTGAAACAGATGACTTTGGCACTAGATACTGGATGCTAGATAGCTTCTGGATGTATGCCGAAGATGATGACTATGCGATGACTCCGCATTTCGCAGCGGGCCGGTGCTATTGGGAATCATGGGTTACAGCTTATATTTCTCAAAGAGTGGAACCAGGATCAGTATTCGTAGATGTTGGTGCTAATCTAGGCTACTACTCCTTGTGGGCTGCCAAGCACGGATGCAATGTAATGGCATATGAACCAAACCAAGATCTATGGATGAATCTTTTCCATGCCAAGAGACTGAATGATGTAAAGGTGTATCAGGGTCACGTGGCTCTTGGCAATAGCTGGGAGCCAGTAGAACGAGTCCTTTATATTCCAGAAGGTCATTCTGGCGGAGCCAACATGTATGGCGCTAGTGGAAATTACACAATGCAGCATATGTACGTTCAGAGCTTCGACAGTGCAGTTCCTATTCCTCGTGATTATGATGGCACAATTTATGTAAAGATTGATGCAGAGGGCGCGGAGCCAGAGATCTTCGAAGGAATGAAGTGGTGCTGGCGACAGAGGTCAATGGTTCTATTCATGGAATGGGATATCAGTCGATACGATAAGTCATTCGGTGAGAAGCTTGTTGACAGTGGTAAGGTAAGCCTGATAGAGTACGATGGTACAGCCAGGGAGCTGGATCTAGACGGCCTGCTAGGCTTGAAGGAACTACGAATGATTGTGGTGGAAAACAACAAGTGATTAAGATCGGAATGACTGGTGCTCATGGCACTGGAAAAACATCAATGGCTCAGGCCATGGTAAACAGCCCGGCGTTCAAGGATTTCGTCCTTGTTCCATCAACAGCTAGGCAGATCAAGGAATACGGCTATCCCATCAACAGGGAAGCCACAGAGCTAAGTCAGATCCTTGTTCCAGTTCTCAGAATGGTTGATGAGTGGGAAACCATGACCAGCCCACAAAACACTCTGTATAAGCAGGGACTCATCTCTGACAGAACTCTGATTGACTCACTCGCATACACCTATTACCAGAATGAGCACGTCTGGGAAGATGGTGCATTGATCGAGAACGTCACTCGAAGGCTTACAGAAATGCACATGCAGTCATATCACTTCGTTCTTTACTTCCCAGTATATTGGGCGGTGGAAGAGGATGGTGTAAGAGATCCAGATGAAGCATATCGTGTACGTATTGACGACTATGTAATTCAGGCTCTAGAAATGCTGAATGTTCCCTATCTGACAGTTCCAGATGTATCACCAGATGAGCGAGTAGAATGGCTCATCGAAGAGATTCAGGAACTATACGCAGAAGCAGAGAAGCAGTACATGCGCCGTTTCGGCAATGGTCTGCTATAATAATCTTGAAAGCGAGGAGATATGGGAACACCTACTAGAAGACGTTCCAAGGTAAAGAACCCTGACGCATGGTGGCAGCAAGCCTACCTTGGAATTGATCATATCGTTCCCGCGTTTGAATTCGAGCTTGATGGGGAAGTGATTCTGCCAAAGGCACTCATCAAGTTTAAGAACACGCGAGGCACTTATAAGTTTCGATGCATTGCCACAAACGTAAAGACTGGAAAGACCTGGATTGACTGCATCAATGCGGACACAGGAGAATGGAAGTCTTTCTATGTGGAGCGGCTAAAGGGACTGGTAAAGCCTAAGCGTTCACGCAGAAGGAGAAAGGTTGCCTAAAGAATTAGAGCAGATCGACAGAATTGAGCGAATGAATGATGTCGTTACTGCATATCTTAAGGGCGACAATCCTACTCAGATTGCCAAGATCACTGGGCTTAAGCGCGCCGAGGTGCTTGAATATATTGAAGAGTGGCGCGTAGTCGCCCAAAACAATAAGACTATTCAAGCACGGGCGACTGAGGCATTGACCTCAATGGATGAGCATTACAATATGATCATTCGTGAGTTGTGGGAAACAATGGAACAGGCTGACTTGAATAACGACTTCAAGCTAAAGGCCACTGTTCTAAAGGCTCTCGCAGATGTTGAAGGTAAGAGGGTTGACCTCTTGCAGAAGGCAGGACTTCTCGATAACCAGCAAATTGGTGATGAAGTAATCGAGATGGAGAAGAAGCACGAGATCCTTATCGGAATTCTACGTGAAGTAACCTCCGACTGCCCGCACTGCAAGGTAGAGGTTGCTCGAAGGCTTTCCAGCGTAACGGGCAAGACAGAAACTATTGTCGTCCCCTGATCAATAATCCTATATCCTTTCATGATATACTATTCCATATGAAAGGATATAGGATTTTTTGATGTCAACAGACTTTACTGAGTTTTTCAACGCTCTCTCTGACGAGGACTTTGAAGAGATTCCCGTTGATATTGAGACTTTCGTTCAGAGTCCCGACTACTTGG